ATGTGCGCGTACGCCTCGTCCAGGGTCATCCCCTGGCGCGTGCGCAGCCACCACGTGACGGTCAGCGGCGAGCGTTCCACACCCGCCCAGCAGTGCACCAGTACCTGCTTGCCGTCCGCCAGACGCGTGTCGATCTCCCTGGCCAGCTTTTCCAGGCGACCCCGCCTGGCGTAGCCGCGCTTGAGTACCGGCAGGCACGTGGTGTTCGGGCCGGGCGGGGTGTGGAGACCCTCACGGACGCAGATGGTCCACCACCCGGGGTCGCTGGCCAGGCGCAGGTTGTACGCCGCGTCCAGGTCGCCGACCCACAGGTTGGGCCACACCTCGTGTCTGTCGGGCGCGAGCCTGCGCGTGCGTCTCACGCGCCCCTCGGGCGCCGACCGCGTCGCGGCGCGGGCGCCTCGACGGTCTGCGGCACCTCGTCCTCTTTGTCGTCGGCCATGTCCCTGATCAGCGCGTAGATGGCCATCGTCAGCGCGTCCACGGAGCGCTTGAGTTCCAGCAGCAACTCGGCGTTGGCCAGGTCAAGCTCGGCCTCGATGGCCGTCTGCGTCTCGATGGCCTCGGTGAGGTCCTGGATGTCGGGCGCGGGCGCGTCTGCGTCGAGCGTCTCGGCCTCGGCCGCGACGCCGTTGGGCGCGGTGTACTCGGCCTCGAAGGTGGGCAGCGGCTCGGGTTCGGGAGCGGGGCCGACCGCCTGCACGGGCTCTTCGCCCAGCGCGGCCTCAAGCTCCGCTATCAGCTTTGGATCAAATGCCATAGGAAACCTCTCGATGATGTGTGCGATGATCCACACTGCCTCAGCAGGGGTGTGGACCACGTACACGGGTATGTGGTGCTCTCGCAACGCCTTGTGGCGGGCGAGTTGCAGGGGCGTCGGTTTGGAGCGGCGTCCCTGCTTGACTTCCAGGCCGATGAGCAGCGGGAACTGCCAGAACAACAGGTCAGGCCAACCCCCGCCTGTCCAGGAGTTGGCCGGCCAGCCCAGCACGAGCGCGTCAGGGAACGCGGTGCGCAAGGCACCCCGTATCCGCTGACGCAGCCCGCGCTCGGGCATCAGTTCACGTCGGCCGACTCGAACATCGCGCTGACCTGATCGGCCAGCGTGGCGCCAGCGGGAGCGCCTCCGTTGCTGGGGGCGGGCTGCGGTCCGACGCCGCCGCCGATCAGCGGCGTGCCCTTCTGCTGGTTCCAGTTGTCGGGCGCCTGGACCTCGATGATCGACGAGAACGCGCGGCCCTGCGGGCTCATCTCGTCGGCGATGGTCAGCACGACCTTCTTGCCCTGCATGCGCGACTCGATGAACTTGCCGATCTGCGCGTGCTTCTCCCAGGTGTTGACCTTCTTGAAGCGCTCGTCGGCGAACAGCGCCTTGGCCACGTCGCCGACGCCGGCGGCGCCCATCATGCCCGCCATGCCGAACTGCGAGCCCGCCTTGCCGCCCATGCTGGCGTAGCGGCCGATCTCGCGGCCCACACCCGCTCCAGGGGCGTTGCTGGGCGCCTCCAGGATCTTGAACGCGACGTTGAAGCCTGGCGTCTTGTCGTAATCCTTGGGGGTCGGGCGCACGGCGGCAACCTCGGCCAGGTAGTAGCCCTGCGGCACGTGCGGACGACCAGGCTCGGTGCGAGTGAAGCTGTCGTCAAGCTCATAAGGGACGAACGGAATGGGAGTGCTCCTTTTCAGTCGGTGTGCGCAGAATCGCGCAGGATAGGCGTGGCGTCGGGTGCCAGCCACTTGATAGCCCGCATCGCCGTGTCCAACGACGGTGCGTTCCAGTTGAGGTGAACTGTTAGCTCTACTGTACCAGAATGATACACCATAGTCAAGTCTACGTTTGCTTGACCTGGCCATTCCGGTGGAGCAGAGGCTCCGTCAGCTTGGTCCACGTGGGGTCCTTCACGATGCGTCCCAGGAGGTGCGTCGGCCCCTTGGCCAGGTAGCGGTCGTGCTGCCCGATGAACAGCTTGCGCACCTCACGCGCGTTCTCAGGGATGTGCGAGGTTTTCTCTCCTTCCAGGTCGAGGATGGGCGGCGCGTCGTCGTCGCTCGGGTCGCCTCGGTCCACCTCCACGTACAGCCGGCCCAGGATCTCGACCGAATCACGGATGCCCGAGAGGGCGTACGGGGTCAGGCGCGGGCCGGTCTGTAGCTCGCCGTCTTCGCCGTAGCGTTGCTCACGATCCTGCTCCTGCATCAGGTACAGCGCGTGCACCGGCAGCAGGTTGAAGTTGCGCTGCCACTCGCTGCACAACGCGCCGATCTGACCCCAGCCTTTCCAGCCGTCGGGCGACTTGGGGATGCGCTCGATGTACGCGCGCAGCTTGGCGGGGTCGCTCGGCTCGTAGCCGCACACGTGGCCCAGCGCCAGGTCCTGGATGCGCGACCAGGTGTCCCACACCAGCGCCTGGATGCCCGACTTCGGGCTGGCGACGATGTCGTACACGTCCATCACGTCGGTCCAGCGCCGGATCTTGGCGACCTTGATGTTGGGCTTGCCCATGTACGGGCGCACGTTCTCGTCGTCCACGCTGATGACCAGCGTGTTGACGTTGAGCGTCGAAGCGAGTGTGGATTTGCCGGTTCCGTTGCGCCCGTACACCCCCATTCGGACGTGGTCAAGCGACAGGATGTCCTGCTGTTGCAAGATCGTCAGCGGCACGTGGTTCCTCCTTTCGGGTGAGAATGACGCCGACGAGCTTCGCGTCGTGGCGTGCGGTGTGTTCCATCGCGGCGCGCAGATAGGTCTGCGTGAGCCCGCACAGGTTGTTCATGTGTTCGGCGTCGTTCGACTCGATCTCCAGTTCGATGGTCCACAGGCTCATGCGCTGCGTCCCTGGTCCCACATCTCCTGGGTCGCCTCGGTGAAGTTCTCGCGGCGCATCATCTCGTTGCGGTGCCCGGTCTGGAACTCGTTGGCGCACAGGCGCATGTACGGGCAGAACAGCGGGCACGTCAGCGGGTTCCATGCCCTCGGGAAGTGGCCGCGATGGTGCGCGGCGATGATGTTGCGCGTGGTGTCGGCCACGTCGCGCATGTTCTCGACCAGGTGCTCGTTGTCGCGCAGCGTGGGGTAGCGCTGGAACCACGCCGCGTCGTTGACCACACGCCCGTACAGCCAGCGCACGTAGGCTTCGGGCGACTCGAAGTTGAGGTTGGGCTCCCACTTGGCCTTGATCTCGGGCAGCGCTTCGGCCAGGCGCAGCGCGGTGGTCTGCCTCTCGTCGTCGCCCGAGTACAGCAGCCCGCCCTTCTTGACGCGCAGCCTGGGCGGGTTCTTGGTGCACACGTAGTCGAACACGACGCCCTGCACGGGCTCCTGGGTGCGCAGCAGCACCATCTGGAGCATCGTCTGCGGGTCCACGCAGCGCCAGTCCGAATCGGGAATCTCGGCCAGCGTCTTGCGCTCCCAGATCCACAGCCGGCCCTGCTGGTCGCGCTTGAGCACGTCCACGGTGGCGGTCAGCTTCACACCTGGCGTGGGCGAGAAGGCGACGACCTTCTCGGTGTCTTCCAGATACCACTGGTTCTGCGCCCACTTCTCGTCCCAGAAGGCGGTGTACTGGCGCGTGATGTCGGCGACCTCGCCGACCAGATCGTTGACCTTCTGCTCCTCCACACCCTGGTCGAGCGCCCACGCGGCCATGCGCTGCAACTCGGTGTCCCAGGACTCGCCACGGTCGATCAGTTCGAGCGTGCGGTGCAGCCAGATGCCGCGTCGGAGCGCGGGTTTCTGGTCGCGCGGGATCGGAACGAGATTGTCGAGCCAGCGATACTGGTATCTTTTGAGACAGTTGGAAGCGTCTCGATACGCGCTGCTCGACAGCGAGATGTCGGGCACTATGCAACTCCTACTACAACTACAAAAACTACAGTGGGCAAACTGTAGCAAAACTCACAAAACGCTGTCAAGCCCCATAAAAATTTTTCTGACAGGGCGGCTTATTGCGGTTCCGATGCCTTGACTACAGGGGACAGGTCGAGGACCTTGCCCAGCCCCCACGGGCCGACGGCGATCTCGACCTCGATCAACCCTGGCGGCAGGCGCAGCCCCAACTCCGCCAGTCGGGTGAGCGCGTCCACGGTCATCACGCGTTCGACGACGCGCGCCTGTTCGACGGCGCGTTCGGCGGGCGCCTCGATCAGCAGCGCGTCGTGGATGTTGCCGACGACGCGCGCGCCCATCTCGTCGAGCAGGATCATCGAAGTCTGGGTGATGTCCGACGCGAGCGACTGGGGCGGCATGTTGACGCCGGAGCGTATCTCGTCCTGGTTGCCCGCCATTGCGCCCGGCAACCTGCGGAGTCGGCCAATCGGGCTGCGTGCGATACCGGAGTTACGCAGCTTGATGCCCTCGAAGCGGTGCCACGTCGGGAACTCGGGGAAGGTGTGCTGGAAGAGCGTGTGTAGCCGGCGAGCTTCGTTGTCCGACCAGTCGATCTGGCCGAATTTCCAGGCGTAGTCCTTCAGCCCCTGCCAACTGATCTGATACAACTGCGCCAGTACCGGCACCTTGCCAAAGACCTGCCGGTCGTCTTTGGTAATCCTGGCCGGGTGCTTGCGCAGAGCGAGCGCGGCGAACATCGTGTAGATGTCGTATTCGCGTTTCTCGTGAAACGCCCACAGCATCGAGCCGCGCGGCACGCCGTCCCACGCGTCGGGTAGGCCGACCGCCATCCACGCGCACAGCCGCGCTTCGATCTGGCGGTAGTCCGCCGACAGCAGCGCCCTGCCCTCGGGCGCGGTGAAGATAGGCCGCACGGACAGGTCCCTGGGGATGGTGTGGAGGAAGCTGCTGAGCCTGCCCGTCTCGACGCGGGTGGTGCGCATCTCGGGGTGGAAGCGCCCATCGAAGCTGTACTTGGTGGCCCGGTCCAGCGGTCGAAAGTAGGTTGTGATTTTCTTTCTGGGCCGGCGACAGTCGAGGATCAGACGCGCCTCGGGATACAGCAATGCCAATCTGTTCACAACTTGTTCAGATGTGGAAGGGTGCTTTTTACCGTTTTGAAGTACGGGCAACTTGAGCGTCTGGTACAACCATTGCGCTACTTGCGGATGGCTGGCAGGGTTGGCGACGGGGATTGCGCGGTCGGCAACCTCTCGCTCCTGCCACGCTTTCCGTAACAGCGTTGCAGCCGCCCGCCTGTCCACGTAGATGCCACGAGCCAGCATGCGCTCTAGCGCGCGCAGCTTGGGCATCTCGACCAGGCGGGCGTACGCAACGAGCCACGGGTCTTCGGCGAGCAGATCCTGCTCGCGCTCCCACAACAGGAAGCACGCCGCCGCGTCGTAGCCGTTGTAGGGGTAGAGGTCGTCCAGGCGGTGGTATTTGCGCGCGTCGATGTCCCAGTCGGGCCAGCCCAGGTGCGCGCGGCCGGCCCACTTGAGCGACTTCGGCGCGTTCTCGTCCACCAGTTGCAGTCCGATCATGGTGTCCCACGTGGGCCTGGGCAAGTAGCCCGTCAGCCGATACCACACCAGGTCGTCGTACACGCCGTTGTGCACCAGCCTGGCGGACGGGTGGCCGTCGGCCATCACTGGCCGCAGCATCCGCAGCCAGCGGCCCACGTGGCGCCGCCAGGACACGTCCGTCTCGGGATGCATGAGCGGGACCACGACCGCGTCGGTGCCCGCGAACGAGAACGCGATGGACCACGGGCGGAAGTTCTTGTGCCACCACGGCTGGGTGTTGGCCTCGAAGTCGTAGGCGACCATCGGCTCCGTCTCCAGCAGCCGCGTGATGCCGTACAGCGTCGAGTCGTTGCCTACCATCTCCACGCGCACGGGCGGCTGGCTGGGCGGTGGTGCAAGCTCCCCACGAATCAGCCGTCCGTAGCGCATCACGTCGGCCTGCCAGGACGGCTCGGCGCCCATGTTGCGCAGGATGGCGGCTGGGTGAGCCAGCGGCAGCACCCACGCCTGGTACCGGGCCGACCACTGCTCCTTGCCCTGCGCCACGGTGACCTTGCCCTGGCCCGTCAGGCGCTGCAGCGGGATGTTGCCCAGCGCGAAGATCCACTGCGGCTGGACCTGCTCGATCTCCTCCTCCAGGTACGGCGCGCACGCGCGGGCGTATTCCTTGTCGGTCGGGTCGGAGAAGCAGCCGTAGGCGTTGGTCAGATACGCGCGTCGGATGCCGGCCTGCTGCAGCGCGTACTTGAGCTTCTGCCCGGACGGGCCGATGAACGGGCGCCCCTCCAGGTCTTCCTGCCTGCCCGGGTTGATGCCGATGCACATGATCGTCGGCCCGCCCCAGTCGGGGTCGCCCCACAGTTCGCCGCCGACGTTGGTGTGGATGCCCAGCCCGCCCAGCGGACACAGACGACAGTTCGGGTCACGCGCCACGGATGTCGTGCTCCTCTGCGTTGGCGTTGCTCAGGCCCCACTCGTAGCCGCGTAGCTCGATGCGCAGCCGCTCGATCTCAGCTTCACGGTTGGCGATGATGTCCGCATCGCAGTGGCAGTGTTGCTGACTTGCCCGCAGTCGCTCGTTCTCTTCAGCTAACCGCTTGACGTGGTCAGCCCACTGTCGATCCGCCAGGGCAAGCCGCTCGATCTCGGCGTGCAGTCGCTCGAACTCGGCGAGCGGGATGGTCAGGTAGAGGGTCTTGTCAGCGTCCATTCAACTGCCGCCGCAACTGGTTGAGCATCATCCTCGCCAGCGTGACCATGTTCGCTCCTTCCTTGAGGCCGACCAGTTGCACCTCGTCCTGGGTGTTGTTGCCCAGCAGGTACATGATCTGCACGTGACCCTTCTGGCCGATGCGCCACACGCGGCCCCACGTCTGCCGCCAGGCGACCACCGAATTCTCCAGAGTGAAGAATATCAGACAGTCTGCCTCACTGAGCGTGATGGCCACGCCGCCCGCACGCTGTTGGAGCAGCAACACCTTGGGGCCTGGCGTCTTTTGGAACCAGTCTTCGATGCCTGGCCGCTGCTTCTCGGGGGTGCCGCCGTCGATCTTCTTGAAGTCCACCTTGCGCGCCTCCAGCGCGCGGCTCAGGCGCTGGATGTCGTGGGCGAAGCGGCACGAGACGACGACCTTCTGGTGGCTGCGCTCTTCCAGCAACTCCAGGCAGGCGTCCAGCTTGGAGGTGCCCAGGTCGCGCACCACGCCGTGCTCGTCGGTGACGAAGCCCGCCGTGATCTGGCTCAGGCGCAGCATCTTGGTCAGCACGATCATCGCCTGCGCCTCGGTGTCGGGGTCGATCTCGGTGCGCAGGTACTTGGCCATCTCGCGGTAATGCTTTGTCTCGGTGGGCGAGAGCGGCACGGGCACGAGGCTTTCGATGGGCTCCGGGAGGTGTACGAGCGACGCGTCGGCGTGATGCGTGTAGGGCGCCATCGCGTTCAGAATGCGGTTCTGCGCGCCCGGCTTCATCATCGGCCTGCCGTCGGGCCCGCGCTTGGGCCAGTTGCCGTTGGGGCCGGTGAGCACCAGCACGTCCTCGCGGTAGCGCTGGAACGCCTGCGACCACATCGGGTGCCTGCCGTCGATGATGCGGTACTGCTGCCACCAGTCCAGCGGCGAGTGTGCGGGCGTGCCGGACAGCAGCAGCCGATAGCGGCAGCCTGCCGCCAGCTTGGCAGCCGCGCGCGAGCGCTTGGTCTTGTAGTCCTTGATGTAGTGCGCCTCGTCGAAGATGGCCAGGTCTGGCGTCCAGCGCAGCAGCGTGTGCAGGCGGTCGCGGCCCAGCAGGGTGCGTACCTTACGCGGGTCGGCGGGCACGGGGTCGATGAGCTTGTCGTAGGACACGAGCACGAACGTGGGCCAGTCGCTCTCGATGGCGTCCATGTTGGCGATGTCCACGGCGCGCGCGCCAGGCCACCACTTGTGGATCTCGCGGACCCACACGCCCTTGGCCACCACGGGGCACACGACGACGATGCGCTCCAGCTTGAGGTAGCGCGCGATGGCGAGCGTGCCCAGCGTCTTGCCCATGCCTGGGTCCCACTGGAGGTACGCGCCGCCGAACTGATCGAGCGCCTGGATGGCTGCCGTGGCTCCCTCGATCTGCCACGGACGAAGTACGGAAGGGATGGGAGTGCTCCTCTCGTGTCGAGTGGTCTGTCCACCACTGGACGAATTGATGTGAGCTATGATACAGTAGTAGGGACCTGGTAGTCAAGCCAGGATTGAAAGGAGAAGACATGAGAGGCGTCCCACAGCTTGACGATCTGCCGCAGGTTGCCGTTGACGGTTACCTGACGCTGGAGCAGGCTGCCGAACGCATGGGCACGACGCGCGATTACATGTTCCGCCTGCGCCAGCTAGGCGCACTGACCCCCGTGGGGCGTGTGGACAACACGCTGCTGTACAGGGAGCAGGACGTGATCAGGTACATCATGCGTCACAGTTCCCTTGGACGAACGCGCGCGCGACGCGCGGAGGCAGTCGCCGCCAGCTAACCTACACCGACTAACCGACCACTCCGACGACCGCAAGGAGTTTGAATGTTTGCACCCGCCACGGTGGGCGGGGCACGCCTGCCCACCGATCCTCTCGACGCCCTGAAGCTGTACACCAGCCTCGGGCTGCGCTGTTTCCCCGCGACCTACGCGGACAAGACTCCACACCCGCGTGTGGGCAAGTGGGGAACCCTGTTCAACTACCCGATCATTCCCGCCGACAAGTGGGCCGTACTTACCCGGGGATGGGGACGCTTCAACGTGGCGGTGTGCTGCCACGAGCATCTGGTAGTCATCGACCTGGATAACCTCGACTTCGTCGCCTGGTTCGACGCTCAAGGCCCCGAGCGTCTGGGAACGTGGATCGTACGCAGTCCGTCCGGGGGCCTGCACGTCTACGCGTACAGCGACGAAGCTCAGAACACGACGGTGATCAAAGCTGTCGATGGGGTCAAAATAGGCGACGTGAAAGCGCGTGGCGGCTACGTTATCGCGCCACCCTCGGTAGGCCCCAATGGTGATTATCAGACGGAATACGGTTCGCCGGAGACGATCATTCGGCAGCCGAACGCGGTTGACTGGTTTCTTGGATTCGTGCAGGCATGGGGGAAGACGCAGCCCATACGTCTGCAGCCAGCGATGAGCGACGCGCCGGAATACGTTGACGGCAGTGTTCACGGCGCACCCCCCGACGCTCGCCAGGACGAGGTCCTCAAGGCGCTGCGCGTCGCGTGGATGAACCACTCGCTCAACCGGAAAGTGTACGACACGCTGACAGGCGGGCCAGAAGCCGCCGACGGCTACTGGAAGAACCCCGAAGACAGATCGGACGTGGACTTCGGCTGCGTCAAGGAGTTGATCAACATCGGCTGGACGTTTCCTCAGATCGAGGAGGCGTGGGCGTTCCTGCCCATCGGCGAACGCTACCGCGACGACCGCGCGCGCAACCACGGTCACGGCTACCTGCTGCGCACCTACGACAACGCCAAGGCGCGCTGGGACAAGGAGCAGATCGACCTGCAGTTCGCGGTCGGGCCCGACTGGAACCTGATGGACGGGGCGGAGTGGTGGGAAGAGGGCAAGCTGAAGCATTTCTCGTTCGGGCTGAAGAACAGTGCGACCGGCAAGGTGCACCAGATCGAGGTCGATGGGCGGGCGTTCTCCACACCCGCCGCGTTCAAGTCGGCGGTGTTCGGCCAGGCAGCGTTCATCGACCTGGACCGCTTCGCCGACGCCAAGGGGCTGCGCACCCTGGCGCTGGCCATCCAGCGGCTGGCAACCGAACGCCAGAAGCCTGAGCTTGCGACGCGCGAGGGCCATCTGCGCTTCCGCATCCGCAACCTGATCGCCCAGCACGCCATACCGCGTGTGGTGAGCGTCGGCGACGACGTGGCCAACTGGCTGAGTTGGTGCGACGGCAGCCACGTGTACGTCGTGCCTGGCCTGCTGCACCGCTACATGCAGCGCGCCGTGACGCCGTCCCCGTCCGAGAACGAGGTGTGGCGCCAGGTGCAGGCGATGGGCGGCGAAGAGGCTAGGTGGGCAGCGGAGTACGTGTGGAAGGCGCCTGCGTCAGGCTTCCCTGACCTGCGGCTTTCCTAGCTCGGTACTCGCGCATCCACTCTCGGCGGCACGTCTTGCAGGCTCTGCCGCCGGGCCACGTTCGGCCACCCTTGACGATGTAGGTGTTCTCGGGCGTGAACGGGTGTCCCCGGTCACACGCCTCTTTGCGCATGTTGTCGGCGATGGGGCTGTCGGAGTTCTCGGCGTTGGCCCGGTACGTGGTCAGCAGCAGGTGGTCCGGATTGACGCAGCGGCGGGTGTGGCAGTCGTGGTCCACGATCACGCGCTTCTCGTCGGGATCGTCCAGGGGTCCCTTCCAGCGCTCGTACGCCAGCCGGTGCACGCGCTCGGGGCGACCGTTGACCTTGAGCCGGCCGTAGCCGTCCTCGGGGTCGATGTAGCCGATCCACAGCCAGCAGTCGGGCGTGAACACGACGTACTTGTCGAAGCGCTCGGACAGTTCGTGGTCCCACGCGACGGGTTCGGTCATTCCCAGATCCTTCTGCACGGAGATACGTCCAGCAGTTCGCCGCAGTTGCACCGGAAGCCGATCATCAGCGTGTCCTCGTGCCAGAACGTCTCCACCGCGCCGTAATTGTGCCTGGTCCAGTGCGCGATGCGGTGCACCGCGCGCAGCCACGCGGTCCTGGGGCCTTGACTACGGATCACGCGGGCTCCGCGCGGCCCGTGGCGTGGTAGATCGTCCTGCCCTCCAGGGGGAAGGGATAGTTGATGCCACGCGCGCCAGGCGAATCGACCAGCGTCAGCGAGCAGCGATGCCGAGAGATGCCCACGTAGGCTACGCACACCTCACCCAGGTCGCCGTCCAGCATAGCGCGGCCAGGCAGCAGCCCCCAGTTGCGGTCGAGGTAGACGTGGTCGGCCTCGCGCCCCTTCGCCGAGTGGATGGTGCCCACCCGATTGGCGGGAGGCATGACCAGCGCACCGTAGCCGTAGCCCTGGACTACTCTTGCGTAGTAGGTGTGGTTCGGCAGCCGACGCTGCAGCAGTTCGAGCGCGCCCGACCACGGCAGTTCGTCCGGGGTGACCCGACGCT